ACCTGACCCGGAAGGACACCCACCTGCGATGTACCCGAGCCCCACCCGCCGGACCACCACCGGCTACGGCACCTGCGACGACTGCAGCAGACGCGTCCTGTACGCCCTCACCACCAAGCACCGGCAAATCATCGCGATAGACCCGCCCGAGGACCCCACCGGCAACCAGGCCATCAGCATCAGAGAGTCCATCTACTGGACGCGCCAGCTCAGCAAGGACCGGCCCGTCGCAGAGGAGCGCGAGGTACTGCGCCGCCCGCACTTCTCCTCGTGCCCCGTCGCCCTCGCCCAGGCACGCCGGCGCGCAGCAGCAGCCCGACGCACCGCCGGCCGCGCCGCCCACGGCGTACGCCCCGTCAGGTGGCAGCGGTGAGCGACCTGCCCGGCCGCCTCGTCATCGCAGGTCTCACCTGCCTCGCCGTCGGCGGGCTCTGTTTCATCGCGTTCCTCATCACCGCCACCCGCGAAGTCATCCACAATCACCGCCGCAGGAACGAGCCAATGCCCCACCCGCCCACACTCCGCGAGTCGATCGCCGCAGCCCTCGACGACTGGTGGATCACCACCGACCCCGTCGCCCCGTTCCACGCCCCCGCTGTCGCCGACCACGTCGACAGCTACCTGACCGGCCTCGGCTACACCATCCACACCGACACCCCAAGGAACCCTGTGCCCGCCCGCCCCGGCCGACGCGAGATCACCTTCAGCGTCCTCTCCGGCCTCACCGCCGCCGCCACCATCCAGGCCGCCTACAACGGCCACTGGTGGTGGATCACCAGCGCCGTCCTCGCCGTCGTGGCCGTCGTCTTCTTCGTCACCGCCGTCCGGGCCGACACACGCGACGAGCAGCGGCCATGACCACCTGCGGCGTCTGCCCCCGCACCGCCCCTGACGGACAGCACCTGTGCCTGGTCCACACCGGCGAACTCCGCGGATGGCTCACTGAGATCCCCGTACAGGCCCGCCTCCTGGCCGAGGAGTTCGTGGTGCCCTCCGGGCGGCCAGCGCAGGGCCGCCTCGGCGGTACCGGTCACGCCACCGCCCCCGTGCCCGTCGACCTCCGCGTCCTGGTCCTCCTCGGCCCGGGCCGCTACGACCCCGAAGGGCCCGACGACGACGGCCAGGCGCCGATCGTCGCGACCCTCGGCGCGTGGGCCGGCCACATCGCCTACCAGTACCCCGCCACCCACCGCGACCCGTACGGCACCGCCTACACCCGCCCGTGCGAACAGGCCGTGCCCCGGCGCGGCGAGACGATCCCCGGCTGGTGCGCATGGCTCAGCGCCTACCTCCCCTACGCCCTCACCCTGCCCCTCGCCGCCGACCTCCACCGCGCCCTGGACACCCTCGTCCGCCGCCTGCGCACCCTCACCCACAGCACCCCGAAGCAGCACCCCCGCGCCGCACCCTGCCCCGTGTGCGACCTCTGCACCCTCGTCCGCACGGACGGCCGATGGCACATCCACTGCCTCGACTGCGGCCACCAGATGACCCCCGACCGGTACGACCAGCACGCCGCGACGTTCCTGCAGTCCACCCGGACGCCCGCACCACCGGGGGACGGCACGGCCACCTGACTCCGATACCCCCTATGCGAACACGCGTTCCCATCGGACACTCGTTGAACAGTGCACCGACTTGCTCGCCACACCCACTGGCGTACGCGACCCTCACAGAGACGAGGCCCCCACCATGTCCACCTGGACCCTGCACCGAGGAGACGCCCTGTCTCTCCTGCGCTCCCTGCCCGACAGCTCGGTCAGCGCAACAATCACAGACCCGCCCTACAACTCCGGCGGCACCACCACCACGCAGCGCACCAGCGACACCGCCCGCGGCAAGTACGTCAGCGGCGACGCCCAGCACCAGCTGCCCGACTTCGACGGCGACAACCGCGACCAGCGCAGCTACACCCTCTGGCTCACACTGATCCTCACCGAGTGCTACCGCCTCACCCAGCACACCGGCCCGCTCCTCGTCTTCACCGACTTCCGCCAACTCCCCGCCACCTCCGACGCCCTCCAGGCAGCTGGCTGGACCTGGCGCGGCATCGTCCCCTGGCACAAACCCATCTCCCGCCCCTACAGAGGAGGCTTCAACCGGGCCTGCGAATACGTCCTGTGGGGTACCAAGGGCCCCGTCGACGCAGCACGCAACCCTGTCTGCCTGCCCGGCCTCTACTCAGCCAGCCAGCCCCGCGGCAAAGGCCGCGTCCACATCACCCAGAAACCCGACGAGCTCATGACCGAGCTCGTCAAGGTCTGCGTCCCCGAGGGCACCGTCCTCGACCCCTTCACCGGCTCCGGTTCTACCGGCGTCGCCGCCCTCACCTCCGGCCGCTCCTTCATCGGCATCGAGCAGTCCCCACGCATCGCAGCCACAGCACACACCCGGCTCGACACGTGCGGTCTGCGCCTTGCGTGATGTCGGCGACTCAGCCCAGCCCGGTGGCCGCCATCCGGCGCGTCCACGGGCCGGCGCACCGTGAAGCAAATCGCGGCCCGGAGTAGGCGGTTTGCTGCTCAGCTGGCGGATGAGGATGATGCCGGTCGTGGTTTCAACACTGTCACTGCTTCACGCGGCGCCGTCGGAGTTCACGATCGCGCGGGTGCGTGCCCTGGTAAACCAGATCGGTCCCGAGTCGCCGACGGTCGAGTACAAGGAAAAGATGGCCGACAGCGTCGCCCGGGGTGTTGCGGCGCTTGCCAATACGTACGGTGGCCTCCTGCTGATCGGCGTCACCGACAGGACCCGGGAACTCAAGGGCGTCAAGGAACAGACCGTCGACTACGTCGCAGACCACTGCCATGCCAAGATCGAACCGCCCTGGGTCCCCGAGATCATTCCCGTCCCCATGGACGACGACTCAGGGCGGTACGTGCTCGTTCTCCGCGTTGTCCCCGGCCAGCACCCCAGCCCGCTCCTGGTCGATGGGGTCGCCTACGTGCGGGACCACAGCACCACTCACCCGGCGGGCTGGCAACGACTCAAGCAACTGTTCAGCCAGACCGCCCTGGAGCCAGAGCAGGCATGGCATCTCCAGGCCCCTCCTCAGGTCGATCAGGACATGGACTTCGTCGCTCGGACCGGCCTGAACGTTCCGGTCTCCGCCGAGGCGCTGTGGCGTCCTCTCTCGGAACGCAGCATCGACGCGTTCACAGATGCCCTCAACCAGTCCCGGCTCAGCAGCGTGCTCGGACGTATGAGCCTGGGCCCAGCGTGGAGCGGCGGGCTCAACCCCTTCCACCGGGAAGGGCACAACCGCGCTCGTGATCTGCGGTTGCAGTGGTCAGGGGCTCCTGAGAACTGGCCCACAGGCAGGGAATATCCGGTGCAGGCGATCGCTCACGTTCAGGTTCCGGGCTCGTACGGGCACCAGAGCCAGCGCCTCCATGTCGAACTAGACGTCATCGTGAGGACCAGCGACATGGCCAACGCGCTGCAACAGGGCAGCGGCGCAGCCGAGTTCACCCGACGACGGATCGGTGTTCAAGAGCTCGCTCAGCTCATGGACGCGATGGTGCAAACGTTCGTCAGCCGGGAAGTCGTCGAGCCGCTGGCCGACCTCGCCGCCATCGACCCTCTGGCCGTCCCACAGCCCCAAAACCTCCACATCATCATGGGGCGGCCGGTCACCGAGGTGCTCGACACCACCGGCTTGAAGCCGATCCCAAACGCCGGTCCGTCGCTCGGGTTCCACCTCCTCGCCAACCCCGCACTCGACATGGCCGACGCAGCCGAGCGCTGGAAGCAGGTAACCCTCTGGATGCAGCAGGGCGCCCTTGACGCCGGACTGCTCGGCATGGAGACCGCCCTCAAGGACGTCCCTCCGCCCACTTACCCCTGACCATCAGCGTGTTCCTGCTGGACAAAGATCACTGCGTAGCGTCACACTCCTGCCAGTAGCACACGTGTGCCCATAGGTGCGGGAGACTGCGCGGCGCATGCTCAGCCGGACGCGGCATACGCCCAGACCCCGCCGATACGCAGCCCCGGACCGCCCAGGCCCGAGGCTGCGGCACGTCCGGAGGGGAGACGAGCCGTGCTCTACAGCACTGCCCAGGCGGCCGCCCAAGCCACCGAATGGCGCCAGCTCCTCAGCGCCAGCGCTGCCAGCGTCACCCCTGCCACCATCCGCAAGTGGTCCTCCCGCGGCCACCTCGCCCGCTCCGGCCTTGACGACCATGGCCACCCCCTCTACGCCCTCGCCGACATCGCCCGCGCCGAGAAAGCCACTCGCGCCCGCGCCCTGCGCCTCGTCGACATCGGCACACCCTCGTCACGGAACAGTCACACTCCCGTAGACGATCACCCCGTGCTGACACCCTGAGCCTCTCTCATCACCGTGTCCCAGGGGGGAAACATGGGGTTCATCAACAACGCCAAGGCCAGCAAGGCCACCGACGAGGCGAAAAAGGCCTACGCCGAAGGGCACCACGTCCTCGTCTACAAGTTCATCGAGGCCAACAAGACCAGCGCGACCACCGCACCGATGACTGGCGTCGGCGAACAGATCGAAGCCGTCGAGGCAGAGGGCTGGGCCCTGGCCAACATGGCAGCCGCCGAGTCCAAGACCCTCGGCGGCGAACGCATCGGCCTCGTCTGCCTGTTCCGCCGCAGAGTCTGACAAGCCACCGCCTGGCCCGGCCCGCACCCCGCGCGGCCGGGCCTCGGCATGCCCGGAGGTGGACGTGGCCACCGACCGCAGCGAACTCGCCGAGTACGACTACCGCAAGATCCGCGCCCAGATCCTCGCCGCCTCGGACATCTGCATCATGTGCGGCCATCCCGGTTCCGACGCCGCAGATCACGTCATCCCCGTCAAGCGCGGCGGCGCCCGCAAGGACCCCGGCAACCTCGCCCCCATCCACGGCGTCGAGGGCTGCCCCACATGCGGCCGCAAGTGCAACAACGACAAGGGCGACAAGCTGCTCAGCGAGGTCAAGCGCCTCGTCACATCCGTGGACTGGTACGCCGGCCCCTGACCGAACGGAGCCCTGTGACCACCACCGAGGAGACCTCGGCCGCCGGGCTCACCGCCCGTCACGACCGTGCCTGTCAGGCCGCGCTCGGCTGGGCCGAGCGAGCGACTGCTGAGTACGGCAAGGCCATCCGTCACGAGGACGACGCCCGCGCTCGCCAGCTCAGTGACAGCGCCTGGCAGCGCGACCGCATGGCGGACGACCGCCGTCTGGCCCAGTTCCACGGCGTACGGTCCACCGAAGCCCTCAAGCTCGCCGAGATGTGGGCACGTGTGGCTGGAGTCCTCACGCCACCGCTGGAACCCGTGTGGTCCACCGTGGAGGGAGCCGATACCCAAGCTCACCGCTGAACAGCTCACCCTTCACACCTTGCAACTGACCGAGGCCGGGCTGATCGCCCTGGCGCAACGTCGTGCGTGCTGTGCGGTGTAGGCGAGTCCGTCGGAGAGCCGACCCGTTCTACTGCCTGCGAGAAAGGTACGGCCGCAACCGAACAGCGCCAGATCGGCATGTACGGGGACATGAGAACACCACACCCCGTGCGCTCCCTCCGACAACGGCACACCCGACGCCGGAGCGAATGGCTGGACATGACTGGGCTGGAGCAGCGAAGGGCACGAGCCCGCCGCACGGAGCGCGCCCGATGGTGGGGCATGATCGCTTTGATTGCGGCCGGCGGACTCGTATTACTCGTGCTGCTGCCCTGGCTAGTGTGGCGCGGACCGTACATCATCGACGCCAAATACATAGACCGCACCGAACTGACCAAGGGCTCAGCAGCCCTCGTCACCGGCCTGCGTACTGCTGTCGTCGCCTTCACCGCCGCGCTCGGCGCTGGCATCGCCCTGCTCTACACCGCCCGCACCTACCGCCTCACCCGGCGAGGCCAGATCACCGACCGCTTTACCAAAGCCCTCGAACGCCTCGGCTCACCCGAAATCTACGTACGCATCGGCGGCATCCTCGCCCTCGAACAGATCGTGCAGGACGCCCCTGAACAAGCCGCCACCGACGCCGCCCGCGTCCTCGGCCACTTCATCCGCCACCGCGCCCCCAAGAGCGCGCCCACCCCAGACCCCGACAGGGCCAGTCCCGACAATCCGGATACCCACAACGGCGATTTGCCCGCCGAGCCCAGTGCCGACGTGCAAGCAGCCCTCACGGCCCTCACCCGTACCGAGTCGCGCACTCACGTCGACCCACGCGAAAAACTAGACCTCCACGGCCTCCACCTCGCCAGCGCCAGCCTCGGCGGCGCCGACCTCACCCAAGCCGATCTGTCCGGGGCGACGCTCACGAAGGCCGACCTGAGCGATGCGACGCTCACGAAGGCCAACCTGAGCGGGGCGACGCTCACGAAGGCCAACCTGAGCGGGGCGACGCTCACGGAGGCCGACCTGTACATGGCGACGTTCACGGGTGCCAACCTGAGCGGGGCGACGCTCACAAAGGCCTCACTGAGCCGGGCGTCGCTCACGGAGGCCTTCCTGGTCGGGGCGACACTCACGGGGGCCTCCCTGTACATGGCGACCCTCACGGAGGCCAACCTGGTCGGAGCGACGCTCACGGAGGCCAACCTGAGCCAAGCGACGCTCACGGAGGCCAACCTGAGCGAAGCGACGCTCACGAAGGCCGACCTGAGCGGGGCGACGCTCACGGGTGCCAACCTGAGCGGGGCGACGCTCACGGAGGCCAACCTGAGCCAGGCCACGCTCACGGAGGCCAACCTGAGCGAAGCGACGCTCACGAAGGCCGACCTGTTCAGGGCGACGCTCACGAAGGCCGACCTGAGCGTAGCGACGCTCACGGGTGCCATCCTGCTCGGGGCGACGCTCACGGAGGCCAACCTGAGCCAGGCCACGCTCACGAAGGCCAACCTGAGGCAGGCCACGCTCACGAAGGCCAACCTGAGGCAGGCCACGCTCACGAAGGCCGACCTGTTCAGGGCGACGCTCACGAAGGCCAACCTGAGCGGGGCTGACCTATCAGGCGTCCTGTCCCTGACGCCACAGCGGGCGACCTCAGCTGTAACAGACAAAGACACCAAGATGCCTGCCAGCTTCTACGTCTCCGTCGGAACACCTGCGGCTTCGTAACAGCCCCATGGGTCCTGCGGTCGGATCGAGGCGACCAGACCCAATTGATCAAAGGGTTCCTTGAATTTTTAGGGAAGATCGTCTTCTCAACCCCGCGCCCAGCTTTTATTTTTCTCCCCGCGGCCTTCCCAGGGTGCCGCCATGATCGCGGACCGGTGTCCGGCGTATAGGGGAGGCGATCATGGCGGCTCGGGCGATCGAGATCGGCGAGGCCGGCGAGCACGTGGCGGCCGCCGTCGCGAAGCACCGCCAGCGTCGCGGCTGGGACCAGCGGTACCTGGCCGAGCTGGTGACCGCCGGCGGGCGGCCCATGAGCGCGTCGGTCCTCGGGAAGATCGAGTCGGGTGCCCGGCGCATCGATGTCGGCGACCTGGTGGCGATCGCCGCCGCCCTCGACGTCCCGCCGGCCCGGCTGCTGCCCGGCGACGAGACCACAGAGCCTGATCCCGTCTCGGCGACTGCCGCCCCCGGGGCGGTGCGCGCCCAGGTCGTCGACGACATAGCGTCGCTCGGCGACCTTGAGGTCCTCGATGCCACCGCGCCCACGCTGGCCGCGATCGCCGTACGGCTCGCTGCGGAGGTCGACGCGCCCGTCTCGCTCGGCTCCTCTCTGCAGGGCCTGTCCAAGGAGCTGCGCCAGGTCCTCGCGGAGCTGCGCTCCCTCTCGCCGGAGGAGCCGGACGATGACGACCTCGACGATCTGGCGTCCCCCGACTGAGTTCGCCGAGGACCTGCGCGAGCGGTACGGGCTGACGTGCCCGCCGGTGTGGGGTACGCCGCGGCGGCCGGAGTTCCCCACGCTGGGCGGCAAGGTCGCCAAGGTCATGGAGCGCCTGGGCTACACGCCCATGCCGTGGCAGCGGTACGTGTGGGACGTCTCCATGGAGCTCGACCCGGCCACCAGCCGGTTCTGGTACCGGCACGTCGGCCTGTCCGTCCCCCGGCAACAAGGCAAGACCCAGGGCCTGCTCGCGGTCAAGGTCCACCGGGCGCAGGCCTTCAAGCGGCAGCGGATCATCTACGCCGCGCAGAACCGCAGCATGGCCCGGGAGCGCTGGGAGGACGAGTTCTGGGCGACGATCGAGGTGTCCCGCCTCGCGCGCCGGTTCGTCATCCGCAAGGCGAACGGGCACGAGGCGATCATCAGCCGCGCGACCCGCTCACGGATCGGCATCACGTCCAACACGGAGAAGGCCGGCCACGGGCCGCCGTTGGATCTCGGCGTCATGGACGAGTACTTCGCCGCCGAGGACGACCGCTTGGAGCAGGCGTTCTCTCCGGCGATGCTGACCCGGCCCACCGCTCAGCTGTGGTGGGCGTCCGCCGGCGGCACGGAGAAGTCCGTGCCGCTCAACAAGAAGCGCCAGGCCGGGCGCGAGCTCATCGAGGAGCTGTGGCGTGCGGGCCTGCTGCCGCACGACTTCCCGCACACGGCCTACTTCGAGTGGTTCGCACCGGACGACCTGGACCGTGCCGACCCGGCGACCTGGTACGCGACGCTGCCGGCGCTCGGTTTCACCGTCACCGAGGACGTCATCCGGCACGAGCTGATCACCATGGACCCGGGGGAGTTCGACCGGGCCTATCTCAACCGGACGCGCAGGAAGGTGCCGCCCCCGGACGCCAACGTGCCTGCCGCAGCGTGGCCTGCGCTGGCCGACGGGGAGTCGATGCCGAACCGGGAGTTCCTCGCGTTCGCGGTCGACGTCTCGCAGGACCGCGCGTACTCGTCCATCGGCGCCGCCTCGCAGCGCGAGGACGGGCACATGCACCTGGAGCTCCTTGACCGGCGCCCGGGCACGGACTGGGTGGTGCCCGCGCTCGTCCGGCTGTGTGCGCTGTGGGACCCGTTGGTCGTCGCGATCGGCTCGACCGGGACCCCGGCCGGATCGCTCATTGACGACCTGGTGGCCGCCGGCATCACCACGCCGGAGGACAAGGCCGAGCCGCACCGCGGGCATCTCGCGGTCGTACGGACGAACGACTTCGTCGAGGCCTGCGGGCAGATGGCCGACGCCATGAACCAGGCCACCGCCCGCCACCGCGACCAGGCCGACCTGACCGCGGCGGTGATGGGCGCCCGGTCGCGGCGCGTCGGCGACGCGTGGGTCCTGGACCGTACGGCGTCGCTGACGGACGTCAGCCCGTTCGTCACGGTGACGCTCGCGCGCTGGGCGCTCGTCTCCAAGGGGCCGCATGTGCTTGACGACTACGACCCGCTGGATTCGATCTACTGAAGGAGGGGCGTAGTGCGCGAGCGAATCACGACCGCGCTCGACACCGTCGGCCTGCTGCTTGTCGCGGCCGGGGCGGGCGCCGGGGCGTTCCGGTGGCTGGGGTGGGCGGCGCTCGCCGTCAGCGGCGTAGTGGTGCTCGGCGGGTCCTGGCTGGCCGCAGGCGCCGGCGGGCCGAAGAGGAGTCGCAGGTGAGTCTCTACCGCCGCCGCGACTACGCGGGCGCCACCGCGGACCAGTTGGTCCCGCCCCGCCCGCCGCAGGGCGGGGGCGCGGCGCTGGTCACCAACGAGACCGCGATGCGCAACAGCGCGGTGTGGGCGTGCCTGCGGCTGCGCGCCAACCTGATCTCGACCATGCCCGTCGATCTGTTCCGCAAGGTCGACGGGATCCAGGTGGAGGTGCCCAAGCCCGCCGTCCTGGTCACCCCCGGCGGGGACGAGGTCGAGATGCCGGAGTGGATGTACAGCTCTCAGTTCGACCTCGACCGCTCGGGCAACGGTGTCGGGCTGATCACCGCGCGGGACGGGCTGAACCTGCCGGCGCGCATCGAGCTGGTGCCGTCCAGCGACGTCACGGTCCGGATGCGCAAGGGCAAGAAGACGTACCGCATCGCCGGCACCGTCTACCAGCCGAACGAGGTGTGGCACGAGAAGCAGTACACCGTCCCCGGCCTGCCGGTCGGCTTGTCCCCGGTGGCGTATGCGGCGTGGTCGATCAGCGAGTACCTGTCCATCCAGCAGTTCGCGATGGACTGGTTCCGCAACGGGGCCGTCCCCTCGGCGCACCTGAAGAACACGGCGAAGACGATCACGCCGGGGGTGGCCGAGGAGACGAAGCAGCGCTTCAAGGCCGCCGTGGCGGGCCGGGACCTGTTCGTCACCGGCAACGACTGGGACTACGAGATGATCCAGGCCGAGCAGGCGGGCGCCGACTGGATCGCCGCCAAGCAGTTCGGCATCGGCGACATCGCCCGGTTCTTCGACTGCCCGTCCGACCTGATCGACGCCTCGGTGTCCGGCAGCTCGGTCACCTACGCCAACATGACGCAGCGCAACCTGCAGTTCCTGGTCATGTCCCTGGGCCCAGCCGTCGCGCGCCGCGAGAACGCGCTGAGCCGCCTCTCCTCGCGCCCGCGGTTCGTGAAGCTGAACCGCAACGCGCTGTTGTCGATGGACCCGCAGACGCAGGCCAGCGTGATCAGCACGCGCATCACCTCGCGCACGCTCGCGCCGTCCGAGGCCCGCGCCCTGTACGACCAGCCCCCGTTCACCGAGCAACAGATGGCCGAGTTCGACCGGCTGTTCGGCAAGGGCGCTCAGCCGACGCCCACCACCGCGACCCCGCAAGCAGGAGGAGCACCCAAATGACCGACATGGCGACCCTGCGGCAGCAGGCTGCCCAGGCCCGCGCCGGCGCCGCGGGCTCCACCTCGATGGCCGTCCCACGCGACCGTCCCGAGTCCCCGGAGATCCGGTTCACCTCCCAGCTGCGCGCCAAGAAGGTCACACGCGACGACGGCATGGACTGGTACGAGGTCGAGGGCTACGCCTCTGCGTTCGAGCAGGGCTACGAGATGTACGACTGGTACGGGCCCTACACCGAGATCGTCAGCGCCGGGGCCGCGGACCAGACCCTGAGCGAGGACCCGGAGGTGGTGTTCCGGTTCAACCACGCCGGCACGCCGATGGCCTCGACGAGGAACGGCCGGCTGACGCTGTGGGCCGATACCCAGGGCCTGGGGCAGCGCGCGTTCCTCAACCCCAAGCGGTCGGACGTGCAGCTGCTCGTCCAGGCCATCGAGGACCAGGACGTGCGCGAGCAGTCGTTCATGTTCCGGATCACGTCGGGTCAGTGGTCTCCGGACTACCTGGAGTACCGGATCAACTCCTTCGATCTGGAGCGCGGTGACGTCGGTCCGGTGACGTACGGCGCCAACCCGCACACCTCGGTCGCGGCCCGGTCCGGGGAGTTCCTGGACGCGATCCCCAACCTGCCGCCGCTGGCCGCCCGTGAGGCCTACGCCCGCCTCGCCCTGCGCTCCGATCTGACCGGCGTGCCCGCGTTCGTGCCGCAGATGCCGGCGCCCGCGCGTGCGACAGTCCCGGCCGCCACCGGGCGGTCGATCTCCATGCTTCGCACTCGGCTCCTCGTCCAGGCCGACGAGGACTGAGCCTTTCCAGACACAGCGCGCGATCCGGCAGGCGCCTGGACGCGCAGCCCTGTGCCGCCCGGCAGATGACCCGGGTTGGGCCGTGGCCCCGCTGTAGCTGCACCCAACGACCCATCTGTACGGAGGGAACACACCCATGCCCGGAACCATCGACGACCTGATCGCGAGCATCGAGGTCGAGCTGGAGGCCGCCCAGAAGCGGCTGAAGAAGTGCGGCGCCGAGGTCACGCTGATCCTCAACAAGGCGCAGGAGGAAGGCCGTTCGAACCTGAGCACGGAGGAGGACGCCCGCGTCGCCGAGCTGTTCGCCGCGCGCGACCAGGCCCGTAACGACATCGTCGGCATCGAGAGCAAGCTGGCCACCACGAACAAGCTGAAGGTCGAGGAGCAGGAGCGGGAGGCGAAGCAGAAGGAGTTCCGCGAGACGAAGACCCGCACGCCCGCCTACGACCAGGTCGCCCGCGTCGGACGCGAGGAGCGGACGTACCGCAAGGACCAGGACCCGCTGGGCAAGAGCTTCCTGATGGACGTCTCCCGTCAGTTCCTCTACCAGGATGTCGAGGCCTCCTTCCGGCTGGCCCAGCACATGCAGGAGGAGCGCGTCGAGCGGGCGGAGTACCTGCAGCGAGCGGTCGGTACGGGCGCGTTCGCGGGCCTGACCGTGCCGCAGTACCTCACCGACATGTACGCGCCCGCCGTCGCGAACCTGCGGCCGTTCGCGGACACCTGCAACCCGCACCCGCTGCCGGAGTCGGGCATGTCGGTGAACATCTCCCGCATCACCACGCCGTCCAGTGCCGCGCTGCAGGCGTCGGAGAACAGCGC